GGGGGATTAACGTTGGTGTCTAATCTGATAACAATGATGCTTTAAATTTGATTTCGAATTAGGTTACGTTATCTCCTTTAGTCTTCTATGTTATTCTCTAGTTTCTCTCTAATCCCCCTTTGTATTTTTGTTGTTTTTAATTATATGTAAATATACAATGTTTTTTTATACTATGCAAATAATTTGCACATTATTTATAAGTTTATTTAGTTCAAGAACTGAATCGTTCCCTATACATAGTGGGCTAGTTATCGAACTCTAAATATGCTCTAAGCAAGTAGGGCATAATCCTATATCTTCAACATCTCCATCAATCTCATCTCCACAACAAGTGAAACAAGTATGTTCTAAAGGCATATCCTCTCCACACTGCTCACAATACTTTATTGCTATGTTTTCTATAATTCTGTCTATTGCTGGTATTCCAGTATGTTCTTCTTGCTCTATCATAGGGCATCTTTTTGAGCATCTAACCAAGCATCTGATTGATACCTTTGAACATCTAAATCAGTAAAATCTCCACTGCTCATTATAAATTTTTGATTCGTGGCTTGTTTTAGTATTCTGCAAACGTGTGTTCTAATGAGCCACTTTTGGTCTTCCCCATCTATTGATGCTAATTCTGTTTCGCAATTAGGGCATACTTCAATATGTATCAAATCTGGAATATGCTTAATCTTTTTTAGTTTTAAGGGTACTGGATTTATGCACCGAGTACATTCTATAATTGTGTTTTCTATCATTTTCTAAGTAATTTTCTAGTTTCTAAATAAGCAACTATTCCTTTTATCCATTCTGTGTAAGTTACTTTTTTACTGATTTGTCCGTTTACTAAATAAGTTCTCATTGGTTTCATAATATAATTTTTTTGTATAGATAACTATGTGCTATCTATGGTTGTCTATTGTTTTTTAAATATTAATTATTAATGCTCTGTCATCTACTACTAAATCTACTAACTTATTATCTAATAAATGTTTCCACTCATTATGTATATTTAGCACTTTCATCATACCTTTTGCAGTCTGTGGCTCACTATCTTTCTCGTTTAGCCATATTGCAAATGTCTGTTTTCCATCTCCCCTATGCTCTCCTATATGCTGAAAAGGGCTACTCCATTCATCTGATAATTGCTTTATCAAATCTGTTCTTGTAGTAGTAATTTCTATTTTTGGATTTTTCATATCTGTTGTATTTAAAAATATTTTCATTGTGTTTGTTTTTAGTTAATTAATTTTTGTATAATCTTTCCTTTACTTATGTAATATTCTTTTAACTTATTGTAAGCCAATCTATCACAATAAAATTCTCTCTGATGTTCTACTCCTACTTCTGGATTCCATCTTGAAATGTTGAGGGTTTCATCACAACAAATCATTGTCTTTTTATTTTCTAATTGTATGTAAATATCTTCTCTCATTATTTCTGTTCTTGTTTTAATGTTTCATTTAGACCATTTACTCTCATCATTACAATAGTTACTGATGATTCATATTCATCTTTGTTATAAATTGTACATTCTTTTCTATCATAATAATATCCTTTGGCTGGTCTAAATTGCTTACATAATTCTGCGTAACTCATATCTTTCATATCTTCCTCCTTTATATAATCTGTTGCTACTTCATACGCTTTTGTTAGATTTGAACATAATCCTAAAATTCCATCTTCGCTACCACTTACTACATACATTTTTTTTAATTCTGACATTTGATTTTGTGTTTTTTAATTATATGTAAATATACAATGTTTTTTTAAAGTATGCAAATTATTTGCACATTATTTATAAGTTTATTTAGTTATTCTATAATACTCTTAAATCTTGTTTTCCTATAAAACTCTCATCTACCTTGTGATTTAGCCATCTGTGATTGAAACAAACTTTAACGGCTACCCACATATTTAAGCGTTGACTCGCCCAAGCATTTGCTTGTTTTTCTGTGTGAAATTTTGCTGGTTTAGTATTGAAAGTATCTATTGTGGTTTCACACTTTGATTCATTCTCGTTTGCTATCTGTAAACTTTCTTCATCTAATACTACCCATAATTTAGTAGATTTTTCTGTTGCTGTAAATTGTCCTCTCATAATTTCTATTTTTTTATTTATTAATTATTAAAAATTGCTTCTCATTGCATTTCCTCTTGTCGCTTGTTCTCCATTTGAAATCCCAAAAGTTAAATGTCCAAAATGCTCTCTACAAAACTCCATTGTAATTTCATCATCAAACTTCATACGCTTATCATTTAATCTTAACTCAAACCAAATGTTCTGAAATCCGTTGTCAAAAGTGTGTAATGTAATAAATGCTCTATCTTCTATTGCATCAAATCCTTCTGTTGATAAACATTGTAATTCATTTGTTGTGATTTTTCTTCCTCCGATGTGTTTGCTAAAATTTTCCATTTTGTGTTTTTTTATGTTATTAATTATATGTAAATATACATTTATTTTTCATTGTATGCAAATATATTGCAACAATATAACATAGGTAGTTTATTGATTATCAATCAGTTACGAATATAAGAAGAAAATTGTTGTTATTTGTTGCAAATTTATTGCAAAAAGACGTCGCTTTTGTGTGCATTTAAAGAGATGCAGTAAACATTTAATAGATATTAGTAGGCAATATGCCAGTCTGCACCCCCTTAAATGCTAAATAGGAGAAGGCTATTATGAGACCTCCCCCTATTTAAACAAGTACACAATTATAGAAAACGTTAGGTTTTATTTTTTACCAGAATCGGCAATCCCTTGACCTAAAACAAGTGTTAAAAGTGAGTAAAATACTTGTGTAGCAGTTTCTACGTCCATACCTAAAAACTTGCACATCACTGGTACTACAATGCTCGAAATTGCATACCAGAATTTTTTTGATTTAAGCATCTGCCCTAAAACGAATTTTTGTAAGAATATCATATTATCTATTTTTGATTATTAAATTAATGTTTCCACTTCTTTCTCCCTTATTTGTTAAATTCTGCATTAAACTTGTATGTGCTTTTTTGCTTAATCCAACAAAATTTTTCTTTCTAGTTTGTCCAGTTAATATGCAGCCCTTACTATTTGAGGTATTATTTCCTATATGAAATAAGATATAACTTCTGTTAGGTACTTCATTAACTATTAGATGATTGTATTTGTAACTTCTTGATTCATCTGCACTTCTTATTCTAATATTATATTTACCTTCTGGAATGCAAGATATGCTTTTTTGATTGTCTAACCAAGGCAATTCTAAAGTTTCACACTCATACTCTCCATCTACATATAATTTCCCTAATGTAGAGTCTTGTGTCATATCATCTCTAATTAGCAGTAAATTGATGGGTTTAGGCTCACAGAACGCCTTTAATATGATGTCTTTAACCTTACCTATCATTCTTCATTTTTTTGGCTTGATTGTATATAGTGATAATAATTGCTAATGATAGAGATAATGTTGTAAGCATAGCGTTAAAATCTACAATACCAATTCCAATAGCCCCTAAATTTGTTGTCCATAAAAAAACCGATTCTTTCACACTATTTTGTATTTCTGATTTCATAATAATTTCTTATTATATTAATTCGTTTTATTACAAACCCATAGCTTACTGGTGTAAGTTAAATTTGCATTAATTAAGTTTGTTGTTATTCCGTTGTATCTAATTGTCATATTCTGGTAAGTATTCGTTATCTTGTAATTCCCACATTTCTATTCCTAATCCGTCTCCACACCATAAATTAGCATTATATTCTGTGTGCAAAATAAATTTTTTCCAACTCTCAAACATAAAGAGATAATCCTCAATTATTTGCGAAGTTATTACGAGAATTTCAGTACCATCTAAACTAGTGTATTTATAAGAGATAAATTGCTTATTAAGAACATCAAATTGCTGAGAATTTAATAGGTAATAATTTTTCATTTATGTTTGCATTTAGTTAATCCTATTAATTCTTTTTCTAAATTAACAATCCTATCTGAACATTCATTTATTACTTTAATCTTTTTTTCAAGCCTATTTTCTAATACTTCTAAATCCTCTCCTAATTGATTTATTT